GAGGACAAGGAAAATGAGTAAAACTCAAAGAACAGTAAGAGAGGGCAATCTTTGCCGACCAGATAAAAGATATAAAGGTATTAAAACCCAAGCAAAAGCAAATAAAGGCAAAAAGTCTAAATAATTTTAAGTTATTATTTTCACCACAATGTCAGAAGACCTAAATCCAAAACTAGGACCAAATCTTGCAGATGCTCCTGAAACTCCTCCAGTAGATGCTAAAGTTTTTGGTTATAATGTTGCACAACAAGTAAGAAGTAATTACGTTTCTAAGCCAAATCCAAATTCTCCTCTTGCAGCAGGATAATTATGAATGAAAAAGAAGCTTATATTTTATCATGGGCTAAAGATGTAGCTAAAGAAAGAGAAGAACTTGGAGGATTCTCTGTTTGTCCTTATGCTTCTAACTCTAAAAATAAAATTATTGAGTGTCCAATTGATGATATTGTACCTGAACCAGGTTATGATGTCATCATTTTTATTGTAGATGACTTTTGGAATTTAACTCAAGTTAAGAAATGGGTAGATATCTATAATGAAAAGTTCCCCTACTACACATTTTTTGAAGATTGTGCGTCTCAACCTACTTTTATCAATGGGGTTCAAACAAATAATAAGAAATTTAACTTAATTTTGTGTCAATCTAAGGTAAAATTGAGCAAAATTCGCAAAAAATTAGCAAAAACTGAGTATTATACTTATTGGAACGAAGAATATCTTAAAAAAATACTTGGTGATGAGTACGAATCGGTAATGACAGACGAAATTTCGGGATAGCAACCCCGTAAAAAGTTCTGATTTAACAAATCAGGAGCTAAAATGTCAAATTTACCAGTCGATAGAGACTCGAATTACATGAAGGAAACGTGGGGGACCACAAAATTGATCACTGATTATGGATCTGACGATTTTTTGAAGAAAATTGAAGATTTAGAAGCAAAATTAGTGACTTTCGAAGGTAAAGATTATAGCGGACACTATACTTATGGGTATGGGTTCTTCTCTGAGCGGATAAAAACGCAAAATCAACTACATGAGCAGATTCGTAATGATGAAGATTATGATGATTGGTCATACGGAACTGAACCAACCTATGGTAAAAAGTGGTAAAAGGTCTTATACATATAATAAATACCCTTAGTTTGAGTGATGAGAAGGATTTCTAGAAAATTTAGAGACATTAGTCTTTCATTTACTAGAAATCCTGTAACTAATGATATTTTATCATTAAATGATGCTGATGCTATTAAAAAATCTGTAGTTAATCTAGTTAGAACTAGAATTGGAGAAAAATTTTTTAATAGTCTTATAGGAACTAATATTGAAAGTTCAGTTTTTGAACTTCAATCAATTCCTTTAGCTAGATCTTTACAAATAGATATTGAAATTTTGCTTAAGAATTTTGAACCAAGAATTAAAATATCTTCTGTTGAAGTTAGTTATCCAGATTATACTAATGAATTAAATATTGCAATATCTTACGATGTTATTGGATTATCAATTCCTCCTCAAACAGTAGACTTCATATTACAACCAACTAGAGTCTAATGTCATTTAATCAATTCACAAATTTAGACTTTAACGATCTAAGAATACAGATCAAAGACTATTTGCGAGCAAATAGTGAGTTCACCGACTTTGATTTTGAAGGATCTAATTTTTCTACACTAATTGATCTCTTAGCATACAATAGTTATATTACTGCCTATAATACGAATATGGCAGTAAATGAAACTTTCTTAGATAGTGCAACTCTTAGAGAAAATGTTGTTTCACTGGCTCGTAATATAGGTTATGTTCCTAGATCAAGAAGATCTTCAAGGACAAAAATAAGTTTCTCAGTGGATATGAGAAACAATAACAATTCTAGAACAGTTACTGTTTATGCAGGCACTATTGTATTAGGGGCTGTAGTTGGTGGTAATTTTATATTTTCAATTCCAGAAAATGTAACCACTCCTATAGAAGGTGATGGATTTGCACATTTTAATAATTTAGAAGTATATGAGGGGAGATATTTAACTAGTACTTTTATAATGGATTATTCCCAAAAAAATCAAAGATTTATTTTACCAAATCCAAATATTGATACTACTACTATTAGAATTAAAGTTACAGATCAAGTTACTGAAATTTATACAATTTATAATAATATTTTAAACATTAATAAAGACTCTAGAATATTTTTGATTCAGGAAGTTTCCGATCAAAAATATGAAATTAGATTTGGGGATGATATTTTAGGAAAAAGACCTCCAGATGGAAGCAGAATTGAAGTTAGCTATATTGTTACGAGTGGTACTTCTGGTAATGGTGCAAATAATTTTACTTTTGCCGGAATATTGAAAGATAATAATCTTGAAGAAATTTCTTCTGGAGTTTCTTTACCTCTTACTGAGTTTCCATCACAAAATGGTGATGAAATTGAAAATATTGATTCAATTAAATATTTGGCTCCAAGAGTTTATGCTTCTCAGTATAGAGCAGTAACAGCAAATGACTATAAGGGATTGATACCGTACATATATTCAAATGTTGATTCTGTGACTGCTTATGGTGGAGAAGAGTTGGATCCACCTGAATATGGTAAAGTATTCATTTCTATAAAACCAAGAAATGGGCAATTTTTATCATCTTTAACAAAACAGGAAATATCCAGATCATTAAAACAATATTCAATAGCTGGCATTAAGCCAGAAATTGTTGATTTGTCATATTTGTATGTTGAAATAGATTCTTCCGTTTATTACAACGTAAATAGGTCTACTCGTCCAGAATCTATCAGAGGAAAAATTTTAAATACTTTAACAACATACTCAAAATCTTCTGATGTTAATAGTTTTGGCGGAAGATTCAAATATAGTAAGGTTGTTGGATTAATTGATGATTCCGATAAGGCAGTAACATCGAATATAACAAAAGTTAGAATGAGGAGAGATTTAATTCCAAAATTAAACACTGCTGCAACATATGAGTTATGTTTTGGAAATAGAATACATATTAAAAAAAATGGATACTCCATTAAATCAACAGGATTTAAAATATTTGGAACTTCAGAAATAATTTATATGGCGGATGTACAAGTACAAGATAGTGCAACAGCGGGAACATTAGATACATCTAAAACGACAAATTTTGGAAGAATATTCTTTTTTAAATTGACAAATAATGTTCCTACGATAGTTACTGCAAATGCTGGAACTATTGATTATAAAAAAGGAGAGATACTTTTGAATGTGGTAAATATAATAGATTCAACTACAGAGAGTGGAGTAATCGAAGTTCAAGCTATTCCCGAATCCAATGATGTTATTGGATTGAAAGATTTATATCTTCAAGTTGATATACAAAAATCAGTGGTAAATATGATTGAAGATAGTATTACCTCAGGTGAAAATATTTCAGCTACACAATATGTTTCAACATCAAGCTATCTAAACGGACAGTATACTAGATAAAATGTCAGAAATTAAAAGAGTAAAAATTGATTCTATAATAGAATCTCAAATTCCCCAATTTCTAAGTGAAGACTCTCCATTATTTGTTGAGTTTTTAAGACAATATTACAAATCTTTAGAACATCAGTCTGGAACGGTTGATTTAGCTTCAAATATAAACAAGTATAAAAGTACAAGTGAATTCAACCCACTAAAATTGGTTGCGGCAACTGAATTAAGTAGTAATCTATTGACATATGACACCACTATAACAGTAGATAGTACAGATGGTTGGCCAGATACATATGGATTATTAAAAATTAATGATGAAATCATCACATATACTGGTATAACGACAAATACGTTTACTGGGTGTATCAGAGGATTTTCTGGAATTGATTCTATAGAATCTTTTGAAAATTCTGAATTTTTAAATTTTTCTAAAACTTCAGCAACTGAACATTCTTCCGGATCTGAGGTTATTAATTTAAGTAATTTATTTTTACTTAAATTCTATGAGAATTTTAAGTATGAGTTTTTCCTTGGATTTGAAAATAGAAATTTTGATGAAAATGTTTCGATAGAAAATGTACTTTTAAATGCAAGAAATTTTTATATTTCAAAAGGTACAGATTCTTCTTATAAATTTTTATTCAAAGTATTGTATGGAAGTGATATTGATGTAATAAAACCAAATGATTTTACATTAAAACCATCTTCAGATACTTTTTTTGTTACTAAAAATATTCTTGTAGAGAAAATTTCTGGAGCAGATCCAGTAAACACTAAAGGAAACTTTTTATTTCAAAATACTGGTATTTCAACCGCAACCGGTTCTATCTTTAATATAGAATTCAGACCAGTATCAGGTAAAAATTTATATGAAATTTCTTTAGATTCATCTTCCCTCTCTGGAACTTTTCGAGCTACAGGCCAAACAAAAATACTTGAAGATGTTCAAGTGGGAGCTAACAATATTATAGTTGATTCTACTGTTGGATTTGAAAAATCTGGAAAAATTTTAGTCAAACCCGAAAATTCAGACTTTATAGAAATTTTTTATACGGATAAAACTTCCACCCAATTTTTAGGAGTAACTGGTGTAACAAAAAAATTAAATTATGGGCTTTTCTTAGTAGAAGATAAATTTGCTTATAGTTATGTTGGATTTGGAAATACTTCTAAAGTAGAATTTAGAGTCGTAAATGTTATTCAAGATATTGATTATAAAACTACTAATAATCTAAGAGTAGGGGATAAAATTAAATTATCTTCTTTTGGTAAAAATTTATTGGATGATGTGAGATTTAATTCATGGATATACAATATTCCAACAAAACATGATGTTGAATTATCTGAACAACAAAGTTCAAATAAGTTTAGATTTACTCTATATGATAAAATATCTGCATATAACCAAGAGAAAATATTAGTTTTTGATGAAAACTCTAATTTTGTTCAGGCTGAAATTATAGGCATCGAGTTTCCTATTTCTGATCAGATTAAAAAATATTCCAATCAAATATTGGTGCAACTTACACAAGTAGGTATAAATGTAAATAAAATTAAATGTATACAAAAAACAATTAATAAATCAAATCACTATACTAATTATTTTCCTGATATTGTAAAATATCCTACTGGAGTTCAAAATAGTTATTTGGGTAAAGATAATAAGTATTTTTATGTGACTTCTTCGGGACTGCCAAATTATACAATTTACGTGACCGATGATAAAAGAACCGTACAAACGTTTGTACAATCAAATAGACCTGCAGAATTTCAAGGATTTACGTCAACTTTTTATGTTCCAAGTCATAACTATTCAAATGGTAATTTAATATTTTATAATACAAATAATTTTAATTCTTCTGGAATATCCACCGGTTACTACTATGTCACTTCTGTTGATCCAAACAATATAAAACTATCATTTAGTAAATCAGATATTTTTTCCAAGAAATATCTTGAAGCTAAATCAGGAATTTCTTCAGATACTATAGTTATTGGTGGATTCGCAAATAAAACTTTAAATCACCAAAAAATTCTTAAAAAGTTTCCATTTACTCCAACAAAAGTTTCTTCTGCTGACGATATTAGTAAGAGAACTACAAATAACAAACAAGTAGGTTTAATGGTAAACGGTGTTGAATTATTATCTTCAACATATTATGATGAAAATATTTTTTACGGACCTATAGATTCTATAGATGTTACTAATAAAGGAGTTGGATATGATGTTGTAAATCCTCCTACTATTGAAATTATAGATTCATCAGGACTCGGCGCAAAAGCTCATGCAAATCTATCAGGTAAAGTTGAAAAAATAAAAATAATCTCTCCAGGAATAGGATATCAATCTAAACCCAAAATTAATATTTTTGGTGGTAATGGAGCGGGTTGTTCATTAGAATCGAATTTAGTGAAATCAAGATTATCTTATGGATTTAAATCAGAAATAAATGTTGACGATACAAATAATATTATTTCGTTCTTAACAAATATTGCTTTTGAAGATGGGGAAGAGATAGTATATGATTCAAATACTAATTTAGACGTGCCTGGATTAGTAAATGGGTCATCTTATTATGTTGGAATAGTAAGTGATAGTAAAATTAAACTTTATACAACAAAAGAAGAATCTCTAAAGAAAATTAATGAAGTTAATATTATTGGAGTTAGTTCTGGATTTCATTATTTTAGTACCTTAAAAAGTAAAAATACAATAACCGAGATTTATGTTAAAGATCCTGGACAAGGATATTCAAACAGAAAAGTAAAAGTTTTATCGGTCTTATCATTTGATAATGATACTATTGGAATCAATACTTTTGATTCATATGTTTTTGCTCCAAATCACGGATTTTCAGATGTTGAACTTGTTACTTATTCTACTACGGGAACACCAATATCTGGACTCAATACTTCCCATTATTATTATATAAAAGTTTTAGATGAAAATAAATTTAAACTTTCTTTCGCTGGAGTTGGAATTTCCAGTTTAACCACTGATAATTATGTAAATAAAAAATATATTAAATTTGAGTCTCTTGGAGTCGGAACACATATTATTGGATACCCGCCTATAACAATAAGTGTAGAAGCTACTTCTTCTTTGGGATCCACATCTATAATTTCTCCGATCTTAAAACCGGTAGTTCTGGGACAAATAGAAGATATTTATTTGGAAACTGGTGGGGTTTCTTACGGATGCACAGATATAGTAAATTTTCATAGGAGACCTTTTGTAGGAGTATCTAGTATAAAATCTGAAGCTTCCTTGGTTCCTATTGTTGTTAATGGTAAAATTGTGGATGTTAAAATAACCAATGGTGGTAAAGGGTATAGGGAAGACTCTGATATTATCATTACAGGTGATGGAGATTTTGCTAAAATTGAACCAATTATTAATTCTGAAGGAAAATTAGTTCAAACCAATATAATTGATGGTGGAGTTGGATATGGCATATCAAATACAAGTATAAGACTGGAAAATAGAGGAAAGAGTGCAAAGTTTTTGGCAAATCTAAAACAATGGAAAGTTGATCAAGTAGTAAAATTTCAAAATTATACCAATGAAAACGATGATTCTATTCTTTTAGACCCTCAAAATCAAGAGTTAGGACTGCAAGTTTGTTCATACTACATTCCAAAAAAATTAAGATATCAACTTTCTGATAATTTTACTGCATCTAATAAAGAAACTTCAGGAGAACTGCGACATTCTCCTATATTTGGATATGCTTATGATGGAAACCCTATATATGGACCTTACGGATATGGAAATGCTTCTGGAGGAGCAATACGACAAATAAAAACTAGTTATGTATTAAAAGCGGTTACAGATCCAGATATTAGACCATCTAGTTTTCAAGCAGGATACTTTGTTAATGATTATGTGTATGATGGTTCTGGAGATCTTGATGAACATAATGGGAGATTTTGTGTAACTCCAGAATATCCTGATGGAGTTTATGCATATTTTTACAGTGTTGATATTGACATTTCTAAAGTAGCAAAAAATAGATATCCATATATTGTTGGACCAACATTTAATAATATACCATTAGAAGAAAACTTTTTACCAATATATAATCAAGGATATGACTTTTTTACAAATGAAGTCACAAGAAATGTAGGACCATACTATTTAAATTATTCAAGATCATCTTATGGACTCATAGATAATGTTTCCGATAATTATAAACAAGAATTTCAAATTACAAATTTAAATTCTGGAACAATACAAGACGTTTCAATATTTTCTCCTGGCCACAATTATAAAGTAAATGATTTGATTCTTCTGGATAATAAAGGTTCAGGTGGAACTGGAGCCAATATTGTAATATCAAAATTAAAGGGAAAGGAAATTAAAAATATCTCCGTACAATCGAAATCTTTTTCAAATGTAGTTTTTGTCCCCAAATATAATCAGATTGAAGCACAATTTGATACACCTCATCAATTTTATAATTTAGAACCAGTAACTATTTCTGGAGTTTCTACAATATCTGCAATTGGGTTAGAAGGTTTATATAAAATTAATGTTAATGATAAGGTAGTTCAATTAATAGAAAGTATTCCTACACAAGCAGTCACTGGAATATCTACTTTTATAAAAGTAAAAGATATTTCTGGTTTTTCTGTAAATGATTTTATTGGAATAGGAACAGAAACGTTGTTAATAACTGGAATTTCTCCACAAAGATCTGGATTCTTTGTGAACAGAATTTCCAATACGGGAGTTCATACTTCTGGAATAGATGATGTTGTTCTTCTTCCTAAGAAATTTACCTTTAAAACTGAAAATCCAATAGCTGGAGTCTTTATTCCCAATACAACTACATTTTTCGATCCAAAAGAATCTGTTGGAACAGGATTTTCTGGAATAACTAGGACTGTAGTTGGATTAGGAACCACTTCTTTTGAATCTAGATTCATACCTGCAAAATCAATTTATTTACCAAACCACAAATTCTACACAGGTCAACCCCTGACATATAATGCTGGACTTAGTGGAACACCCTTGTATATCAATAAGGTTGGTTCTGGAGTATCTTTTACTATTGTTAATAATCAAACAGTTTATGCTGTAAATCTAGGAAAAGATTACATAGGTATATCAACAGTTGGGTATACAACTTCTACAGGTATAGGTACAGATTTGGCCTGTGTAGAATTTTGGAACATAGACCAAGCTTTTGGAGTTGTTGGATCGGCACATTCACTTACAACTCAAAATCAAAATCTTACTGCTAGTGTAAACAGAGTTTCTGGAATTGTAACCACATCGGAAAACCATGGTCTATCTGTTGGTGACCAAGTTGAGTTTAAAATTCTAAGTACTTTAACTGAATCACATAAATTATTTTTTGATAAAATTAATAGAAAAGTTTTAATTGGACAATATACTTTTAATAATTCAAACGTTTCACTTTCAAATAATTCTATAAAAAATACTTCTTTCCGAAATATAAAAAATGGAACAAAAGTTGTTTATTTTGCTGATAATCCATTAGGTGGATTAACAAATGGAAGAGTATATTATATTTTTAAAAAAGATGTAGATATTATATCTTTTTGTGAATATGAAAGTGATATCTTCATTTCTAAAGAAATTGATATAACATCTCCTTCATCTGGAGGTTCACAATCAATAAAAATTATTAATCCACAAATAACTCCTTACAAGGGATCTATAATATCTTTTGATTTGTCTGATGCCTCACTATCTGATATGTCACTTGACTTTTATGTTGATAGCAATTTCACTAGAAAAATAGAATTTATTGGACTTTTTAACGATGGATTTGCTATTACGAGATCTGGAATTCCAGGACAAACAAACGCTTCAATAACTATTAACACAAATGTTAATGAGTTTCCAAAAGTTTTATATTATAAATTAAATCCAATAAGTCCATTAGATCAATCTAAAAATCAAATATCAACTGATGAAGAAGTAGTATCGTTCAATAAAATTACTGTAATCGAACATCAATTAAATACTAAAATTAATATAGATTTAATTAATAGTGACAATGCTTTTTCTTTTAATTCAGTAAAGAATTTAACTGATACTGAACTACAAATATTACCAAGTGCAAATATAAGTTATACCACTACATCTGAAAATGCAGATGGTCCTATTGAAGATGTAAAAGTTAATTTTGGTGGTAGAGGATATTTAAAATTACCAACTATTTCTAGGATTGTATCTGATTCCGGAAACAATGCTGTTCTTAAGTTAATATCCAATGATATTGGAAAAATTGAAACATTAACAAGAATAAAAGATGGATTTGATTATCCTACTGACCCAACTTTATCTGCACAATTATCCTCAATAATAGTTTGTGGAATAAAAAATATACGAACAATTGATAAAATAGAAATTTTAAATGCGGGTAAAAAATATAATACAGCTCCTGTTTTATTTGTAAAAAATGGTGGAAATATTGAATTAAAATCATCTATTAGTGGAGGGTCTATAGTTAAAGTTGATATTATAAAAAATTCCACATCTCTTAGTTCTCCATTAGAAATAATTCCAATTTATAATTCCAATGGATATGAAATAGATGCTTTCACTATATCTGGTAATGACGTAACGATAGAACTATTAAATACACCAATTTCATATCCATTAGTTAATATTGGATATGGATCAACTATAGTACAGTTTCCATTTTCAATTGGGGATAAAATTTTTATTGAAAAATGTACTCTAACTAGTCAAACTAGTGGACTAGCAAATTTTAATTCCTCATCATATGATTATACTTTCTTCACTGTTACTGGAGTAAGCACTTCAAATAATACCATAACTTATAGTATGTCTGGAATATCCACTGGAAGTTTCGGAACATATGATGATGAAAGAAGAGGTTACGTAATTAATAAAAAAGATATGGCTTCTTTTGAAATGGTCTTAAAAGACGATGTTACATATCAATCTTCTGAGAAGGTAGTTTCGCCTGGATTTAGTGGTAGAATAATGGAAAACGGGTGGGATGATAAATTAAATCAGATGAGAATTATCGATTCTTCTGGAACCTTTAAAATAGGAGATTCATTATTTGGAGAAACTTCAAAAATTACCGGTGTTGTTGAGTATCTTAGCTCTTTTGAACTAAATTCAACATTAGGTGCAATTAGAGATAAAGAAAATTCTTCAAATAACGATGGTATTTTAAATGAGTTTCAACAAAGAATTTCTGATAATTTTTATTATCAGAAGTTTTCTTATTCATTAAGAACTAATGTTCCATATTCAACATGGAGAGAATCTGTAAGATCAATCGTTCATCCATCTGGATTTCAAGAATTTTCAGATTATACTTTATATACTCAACCAACTTCTAATGAAGTTTTAGTAGGTATTTCAAAATCGGAAAATATGAAACCCAAATTATTGGGTTCAAGTTCATCACTCTTATTTAATATTGATAGTGAAGTTGATTTTGCATCAATAAAAAATTATGCACTAGTTTATGAAGATGATCTTTATCCAGATGGATCTACAGATAAAATTTTCTTTACTGAAGGAGTTGAGCTCAAACCATATATTTTAAATGAAACAAACAAAGTATTAAGAATAGATGATATTAGCCCAGAATTTACTGGTACTACGGAAGTATATTTAAATGGTAGATATGCCGATGCTGCTTCTCTCTTAGAATTGAATAATGAATTTATTCAACAAGAAGTTCTGTCCTTTGTTCAATTTAATTATCCTAATATTGGATTAAGCACAACATATAATGTTAGTTACATAGTTGACGCTGTAACACATGATCTAAAATATAACTCCAATAATTTATCCGTAGAAGCTGGACTTTCTTATTGGAATGCCGGATATTCATATACTTCAGCTGAAACTGATCGAATTTTATTTGCTTATAATTATGTTAAATTTATTGGTCAATATATAATCAATAATCAAACTCCCCCAACACTGTATCAAACTGCTGTTGCACAAAAATTTAATTTTGAAATTATTCAAGATCCATTAAATGTTACATCTACAAAATTTAAAAATGCTCGCAATTTAATTTTACTCAATAAGAGAGAAATTCAAGACAGATCTTTATCGGCAGTTGCGGTTGGATTCCCAACAGGATTTTATTTCCCAGGAGATAGTCAAACTAATTCTAGATCACGATATTATCGTGCGTACCAATTGATACAAATTAATAGAACTGAAATTGTCAACACTGCATGGAATAATACAGTTGCAGTTTATCCAGCAATAGCTGCTACTGAAGTTTCCTGTAAACGAGATTTAGGATATTTGGTTGATGCTATCTCCCTTGATCTATTCACGGGCGGAAATGCTTATTCTCGTCTATTTGTATTAAAATATTTTGATAACGGATTGCCCATTGTAAACGGATTAGTGGGTGAGGTAGCTGAATCTACATTTGCATTCGGTCAAGCTCAGACTTTAATGAGAACTGCAGTTACAAATGGATTAACCTTAAAAAATTTAAACTCTACTCCTGGACCAACAATTTTTGGAGGTGGGGGTGGAAACGTAGCAATAACCTCAACCGCAGCTTGCACAGATGTACAAAATACCATTATAAGTTTGGTTGGAATAGTTAGTACTATTATTTCTGTTGGATCGACAGCAACTCTTCCCATCGCAAATCCTGGAACATATAATACAGGTGGACTAAAATGTTTTAGAGATCTTGGATATATTATAGATGGTGTTGCTCAAGATATTTCCTACGGTACTAATCAACACACAATTTATAATACTAAAAAATATTTTAATGGTGCTGGTGTTGCATTGACCAATGGATTAGTTGGAGAAGAATCTCAATCAATATTGGTGTTTGAAACTTCCAAATATTTTATGAAGCAAGCGATTACAAATCAGTTGTATGCAAGAAATTTGACTATAGAACCAGATCCTTTAACTGGGGTCAATACAACTACTAATTCATACTTAGATATCCAGACGAATATTAATACTCTAGTTGGTATTTTAACGGTTGCTATAGGTAATAGTAGTCTTTCTGGTATTCCAACTGAAAATTATGGAACAACTGATTGTGCTGATGTTAGAACTTCTTTAGGAAACTATGTAGGAATTATAACAACTATTATTGGATTAGGTACATCTTTTGCTCCAACTATGACATATCCGTCACTTACATTGGGTGGTGGAATAGTTGGACTTACTACCTTTAAACTGAAAAATAAAGGAACAAGTCTTTTTAAACATGTTTTTAATTCTGCATCTGAAAATGTAATTTCTCTTTCTAGTAATACACTGACTATTTTTAATCATAATTATCAAACAGGTCAAGAACTTGATTATAATTTCTCTGACGGAAGTCCAATAGGAATAGCTACAACTTCTTATGTTGGATCTGGTGCTACGGTGTTAATGCAAGTGCATAAACTAACAGGTACTGCAATTTTTGAAAATGGATATTCCGTTGCTATAACAACTTCAGTTACAGGAGTTTCTACAGTATTATCTCCAGTTGGACCAACTTCTAAACTGTATTTACAAGCTGTAGGACTAGGTACTGCTGGAATTGGAACTAATGCAAGATTTAATATACTTATAAATTATAATTCATCAACCGGACAACCAATTTCAACATCAGTCATATTGATGGAAGGTGGAAGAAGTTATTCTGTTGGACAAACCGTTTCTATCGCTGGAACTTATCTCGGTGGAGTGACACCAACAAACGATTTAACTTTTAAAATATCTTCAGTAGGACCTACAGGTATTCAAACTAGAGCAAATGAAACATACTTAAATGTTCCTTCTACAGATACAAATGGAGCAATTTTCAATGTAACGAGAAATGGTTCTGGATATGTATCAGTAGTTGATGTTGTCCAAGGCGGTGTGGGATATGCCACAACCTCTATAGTATCTATAGCCGGAACTTACCTGGGTGGATCAAGTTTTGATTTTGTAAGTTTCTCTCCGGCCGTTCTTGGATCAAAAATATTACCTAAAACTGTATTTGTATATAAGTTAAGTGATAATCAGTTTGGATTGCTTGGATTATCTACTAGTTCAACATTTTTAAATATAACTCAGTTAGGAATTGGATCACATAGTTTGAGTCTTAAAAATCCTAATGCAAATGCATTTATATCAATTGATAATATTGTTCAACCACCTTTATCTAGAACTTCATTAATTATTGGACTATCATCAGCAGTTTCTACTGCAACAACTACAATCTTAAATATTTCTTCAGGAATAACATCTGTAGTTGTTGGTGATGTTATTGCATTAAATAATGAATATTTAAATGTAAAAAATGTTTTATTAAGTCAAAATAAACTTGATGTAGAAAGAGGTTCTTTTGGATCTACTATTGGAATACACAGTGTTGGTATAGCTGGAACTGTATTTAAAGGTAAATTTAATATAGTTGGAGATACTATAATTTTTGCTACTGCACCATATGGACTAACTGGTCCAACAGGAGTTCAGACGGGATCATCATTCTCTGGAAGAGTTTTTTCCAGACAAATTAATGCGAATGAACCAAGAGATAAAAATATTATACTAGATGATATTTCAAATTCATTCACTGGTATAGCTGCAACTCAGTTTACTGTAAAGGTTGATGGTAACACGACCACGACATTATTTAATAATGTTAATAATAGTAGTAATATCAGCAATAATCCATTAATTTTTATCAATGGTGTTTTTCAAACTCCATCAGTTGATGTAACAGTTGAAAATTCAATAACTAACTCCTTGGCATTTCTAAGTGGAACTCCATCAGCAGGAAGAATTTCTGTAGTTTCGATAAGTACTTCTTTTGGATATCAACCAAGGTTAGTAGCATCAGCTGATGCAATAGTTTCTGCTGCCGGAACAATATCATCAATTGTTGTTAATGGTGGTGGTTCAGGGTATAGAAATGCTCCGCCAGTCAGTTTAGCTTCTACGATTGGGTATGGAGCAAGTTTGGTAGCATTTGTCGGTACAAGTGGAACAACTTTGGGAATTGTTACTTCTATAAAAGTTGTTACGCCTGGAATTGGATACACTATAACCTCGCCACCAACCGTTGTAATTGGAATACCTACTGGATATAGTAATCTTGGTTTAGCGTACACTGGAGGAACATCTGGCGTGGGCCAGCAAGCTAAAATAACAGTAGAGGTTGGTTCTGGATCGAGTATTATTGACTTCAAATTTGATAATCCTGGAATTGGTTATAAAGTTGGCGATAAATTAAAAGTGGTTGGGATACCAACGGTTCATAGTGGACCGTTAACAGAATTTGTTTTAACGGTAGATGTAGTAGAAACCGACTCATTTAGTGGATTTTATCCGGGTCAATTTATTAAATTCAATGATATCAGCAATTCTTTTAATGGATTTAGAAAGAAATTTACCCTAAGCACAGAAATTAATGGAGTGACTGAAATTATTAATTTAAGAACTCCAACTGGAAGTGATTTAGATATAACAAACAATATATTCATATTCTTAAATGATATTTTACAAGATCCTACGTATTCTTATACGTTTAGAGGTAGTAGAGTTATCTTTACTGAAGCACCGATAGCCGGATCAAAGTGTACCATTTTATATTACAGAGGATCTTCTGTAGATGTAAGTGAAATAACTCCACCGAAAACTATAAAAGAAGGTGATACTGTTACTATTCAAGAAAGTGCAACTGATATTTTTGATATACAACAATTTGATAGAGTTGTAAAAACTTTAACTTCTTCGGACCAGTTGGATACTTTCATTTATTCTAGTATTGGAATTGATGATGATGTTTCTAAATTTAGACCATTGACATGGAAAAAACAAAAACAAGATAGAATCATTTCTGGCACGTTGTTCTCTAAATCTAGACCTAGTGTACAAGCTAATATTTTTCCAAACGCGCATATAATTAAAAAAATAGAGGCTTCAGATGATGTAATTTATGTTGATAATGCTTTTCCACTATTTTCCGATCTTGATCAACTAAATGAAAATATTAGAGACATATTTATTACAGAAAATAGAACCGTAATAGATTCTATTGGTCAAGCAACAGTTTCGGGAGCATCAACAGTATCTTCAATAATTATTGCAAATGCTGGAGTTGGTTATGCAAATACTTTATCTCCCAAAGTTAGAATATCTACATCTTCTATAAAGAAAAAAGACCCAATATATAATTGGAAATATGTGAATATCAGCGGAATAACTAGTTCATCTGTATTTAATAATATATCATACGGAAATCAATTTGTAGCAGTGGGAAATAGTTCTTTATTTGCTTATAGTTTTGATGGTCAACTTTGGACTACTGGTAATGTTGGAGTTGGAAGCACTGTTAATTTGAAGTCTGTTAAAAAAGTTAGTATCGGATCCTCTGATATCATCTTAACAGTTGGTACTAAGGCAAAAATAGCTCAAGCTGTTGGATATAGTTCTACAATAACTTCTTGGGATCAAATTCCTTGTTTTGAAGAAATTACTCTAGTTGGAGTTGGTGTTATCGGCTATAATCCAACAACTTATAATGGGTCATTTAATTCTATAACTTATGGAAGTAATGGTTGGGTTGTAGTTGGAACAGGTGGATCTATATTTACTTCTTCTGGAATAATAACTTCAAGATTTGTAAGTAGATATTCCGGAGTTAATCAAGATTTGAATTCTATTGCTTATGGTAATCAGTATTTTGTCGCAGTTGGTAGTAATGGAACAGTTATTTCCTCTGATAATGGAACTTCTTGGGAAATTAACCAAAGTGGAGTACCATCATTCCAAAAATATAACGAAGTAATATTTGATGGAAGTAAATTTGTAGTTGTTGGTAATAATGGTACGATATTAAAATCTATCAATCGTACTCAATATCAAGTAGTTTCTAATAATATCAATTCTTCTGAAAATATTATAGACATAACTTACTTTGATGGGTTATATGTTGGTATTACTTCTGTAAATAAGATGTATTATTCTTTTGATCTTCAAAATTGGACTTATAGAAATACTTTGCAATCAAACCAACTTAATGATGCTTTATTTGCAAATAGTTTAGGTTTGGATGGCACATTTGTTGCTGTTGGGGCTGCTGGAACAATTATAACATCGACTCCTGTTTATCACGGAGCTACTGCTCAATCCGTAGTAACTAATGGTCAAGTATCATCTATTAATATAACAGATGGGGGATTTGGATATTTTAATTATGATATTCCAAGCGTTATAATAGAGTCTGAAATTTTTAAAAAAGAATTAATAAGGTCATTTAAGGTAAAAGGTGATTATGGAAACATCATCGGAGTAACTACTTTCTTAGCCGGAACACCAGGTATAGGAACAACTTCGCCAAAAATAGACTTTAGATTAAAATCTGAGACTTATGACAATAGTACTCTCGGTATTGGATATTCATCTCCAAATACTTTTGGTGTGACTGCATCTCAACTTCAAAAAGGAGATTATTTTGTTATTAGTCAAAGTAATGTTCAAACAGATGGAAGTTTAATAGGAATATCTACATTATTGGGCGGAATGAGTAACTATCCAAATTCTAAAATTGGAATAGCAACTAATTTCTTAGATGGAGTTTATATTGTTGAAAATGTAACAACTCCTTTTGCAGGAATAGTAACAGTTACTTGTCATTTTGCGCCAGATTCTGGAACATCAGTTTCAGTTTCCGATAGAGGAACTTATGATTCTAATACTTCAACTTTCTCTGGCATTAATACTAATGGTTTTTACGGGAGATATAGTTGGTCTAAACTTTATGATTTCCAAAATAGGTCACTATCTTTAGGTGGATCAAAATCTTTTGATGTGTATACAGATAATGGATTAACCGGTTTATCGACTTCTCCTAGGGTTATCAGAACAAGACCCAATTTAAGTAACTAAATAAAAAAAAGTCTAATTAAAAAATGCCTGCCATCATATCTGATCAGTTTAGAATCCTAAATGCAGAAAATTTTGTAAAGAGTGTCTCTGGTGTTGGAGATACTAGTAATAAATATTATACTTTTATTGGGTTGCCAAATTCTACTAGTGTTCAATCTGGTGGATCTCCAATCTGGATTAATAATACCCCTTCTCCACTAGATGGATTTAGAGAGGAAAATCAGATAAAAGAAAGTATTATTGCAATGAAACAAATTACTAGTCAAGATGTACGAAGACTGGTAAGAAAAGTTCAGTGGGTAAGTGGTAACACATATGAAATGTACAGACATGATTATAATGTATATAATCCCACCCCAGTAACTGGTAATACTAGTTTATATGAAGCAAATTATTATGTTGTTAATGAAGATCTTAGAGTTTATGTTTGTTTACAAAATGGAACAGATCCAGAAAATCCAAAAGGAAGGCCTTCTTATGATCAACCAACATTTATTGATCTTGAACCAAGAGCCTCGGGATCAAGTGGAGACGGATATCTTTGGAAATATGTTTATACGATAAAACCATCGGAAATAATAAAATTTGAGTCCATAGAGTATATACCAGTTCCAGAAGATTGGGGAGTGACCGGAGAAAGTATTTCTACTAAAAATAATTCCATAGATGGAAAAATTGAAGTTATTTTAATTTCTAATAGAGGAAGTAATTATCAACCAATTTCCACTTCATTTTCCAATGTACCAATACTAGGCGATGGAACGGATGGAAAGGCGACGATTACTATCGATTCTTTTGGAAAAGTTTCTGAAATTTTCGTTACAGAAGGTGGGAAAGATTATACTTATGGAACTATAGAATTTTTTCCTGGAGCTCCCGGAAGTGATATTAATGGACCTTTAGGTAAGTTAAGTAATACTGGTATTGGAACAACATCGAAAGCATCTTTTAATGTCGTTATTCCTCCTAAAGGTGGTCATGGGTATAATATTTACAGAGAATTAGGAGCTTATAGAGTTTTACTCTACTCTAGATATGAAACTTTAGATGCAAATCCAGATATCATTATTGGAAATGATTTTGCTAGAGTGGGAATAATGAGAAATCCTACTGTTGTTAATAGTGACGTAGAAGTTCTTAATGCCTCCTTAGTTAGTGGACTTAAAGGATTGAAATTAGCTGGAGTAACAACAAATACAACTTATGCTGTAGATTCTATTATTAAACAAACTGTTGGGTTAGGTTCTACCGCTATAGGATATGTTGCGTCTTGGGATCCAATCACAGGAGTATTGAAATACTATCAACCAACTGGATTAGCATCGAGTGAATCTGGATATAAAATTATTCCTTTTACATCAACACCTGTTGCTGGATATGGAATAACTATCAACTGTAATTCTATTATTGGACCAGCTTTATCTATAGATACTGGATTTATAGGTATTACTACCACAATAAATAATAGAATATATCAGTTAGGTCTGAACTTTGTTTCCGGAATTTCTTCAGCAGAATATAACGTAAAGTCCGGAGAAATAATATACATAGATAACAGGGCCCCAATTCCAAGATCTGCAAATCAAAAGGAAGATATCAAAGTTATACTGGAGTTCTAAAATAAAATGGCACAAAATACCAATCTTAACACATCTCCATATTTTGATGACTTTGATTCAAAAAAGAATTATCAAAAGGTATTATTTAAGCCAGGAACTCCCATACAAGCAAGAGAGTTAACAACTTTACAAACTATCTTACAAGATCAGGTTGAAAAATTTGGAAAACATTTTCTCAAAGAAGGTGCGGTTGTTATTCCGGGAAACATTGCTTACGATTCTCAATATACTTCTGTTCAGATAGATCCAAGTCATCTAGGACTTCCCGTATCAACTTATATTTCGTTTTTTACCGGTAAACAAATAAAAGGAGCTACTAGTGGCGTAACAGCAAAAGTAGAAAAAATAATAACAGATTCTGAATCAGAAAATAATAATTATACTTTGTACATAAAATATCAAAGTTCTGGAGAAGGAAGCTTTTCAACTTCAGTATTTCAAAATGGTGAAGATTTAGTATCAATTGAAACTATTGATTATGGTCTTGGCAGTATAAGACAAGATTCAACTTTTGCTACATGTATCATTAATAATTCTTCAACCATTGGATCTGCAGCCAAAATAGAGACGGGAGTTTATTTTATCAGAGGATTTTTTGTAGATGTTTTCGCAGAAACTTTAATATTAGATCAGTATAGTAATACACCTTCTTATCGTATAGGACTTAATATTAATGAACAAATATCAGTAGCATCACAAAATAATCAAGATCTTTTTGATAATGCTAGAGGGTTCTCTAATTTTGCTGCTCCTGGAGCGGATAGATTAAAAATATCTGTAAATTTGGCTAAAAAATCGTTAAATGATTTTAATGATGAAAGTTTTATAGAACTGATGCGAGTTGAAAATGGATTTTTATCTAGATTTGTAAAAAAAGTAGAATTAGACAAGTTAATTACTGATATATTAGCTAGAAGAACATATGATGAATCTGGAGATTATTATATAAAACCATTTGCGGTCGCAGCTAAAGAAGCACTAAACAATGGAATTGGTAATAACGGAGTATTTAATTTTACTCAACTAACTACACAAGGGAATATTCCAAGTGATGATCTGTTTAATTTACAAATATCTCCAGGTAAAGCCTACGTTAGGGGATATGAAGTAGAAACTATTAGTACAATTAACTTAGATGTTGATAAACCCAGAACTACGGCTTCAAATGACAATACTTCGATAACTATAAATTTAGGAAATCAATTAGAATTAAATAATGTATTTGGAACCACTAATGTTGGTTTTGGTACTACAAGTCAAGTAAGATTATTTTCAAATCGTACTAGTACTCAAGGGACAGCTTCTGGAATTCAAGTTGGTGTAGCAAGAATTTATGATTTAAAACTTAAAAATTCTTCATATACTAATAATGGATCAGTTTTTGAAACAGTTTTGTATGATATTCAAACTTATACATACTTAAATTTAAACACAACCATTACTCTGTCTACACCTGCATATATTGAAGGTAAAAATAGTGGAGCAACAGGATTTTTAGCTAAAAATGCCTCAAATACTAATGAATTAGTTCTTTATCAAACTACTGGAAAGTTTTCACTACAAGAAGCTATAATAATAAATCGTGTAGAAAACACCAGGATTATTAGTAAAGTAAATGATTATTCAATATCCGATGTGCATCAGATAGCTGGCACTGGATTATCTGGTAATATATTTACTGCAGACCCAATTTTAAATCAAAATATTTTATTAGCACCAGTAACCTCTGGATTTACTATATCTACAGCTAATTCTGGAATAAGTACCATCACAACTTCCAATATAAATTTTGGTATAGGAATTCAAACCGGAGATATAATTTCTTACACTAAACCCGGTGAAATTTTACCAACATACAATAGAGTAACTACTGTAAATGCTTCATCTAGGTCTATAATAGTTGAAGCAACCACTAATGTTGTTAATGTTTGTTCTGGAACTCTTCCAACTGGTCAGATAACCTCTAATGAAGTTTTTAAAGTAGTTTCAAGAATATTAAATTCTAGAGAAGCTTACTTGTATGAAAGATTAGAGCATAGAAATATATCATCAGTAGATCTTAGTTCTGGAAATTTAATTTTTAGAAAATCATATCCAGTAACAATATCATCAAACAGTTTTACTATAACTTTAGAATCGGATACTACTATAACGGCGGAACCTTTTGATGAAGAAGATTATACAATAGTTTATGCTAATGGTACAATTGAACCATTAGATGAAACTAAATTCACAATTACTGCTGGCAGAACTGTAACTTTTGTTGACTTAAGTGTGGCTAGTGGATCTGCAACATTAATAGCGACACTCAAAAAACAAAATTTAAAACCAAGAAGAAAAATTCATAAAAGGGCTGGAATTTTAGATATTAGTAGATCTTCATTAGTTGCTTCTGGAGTAGGAAACACTTCTTTAAATGATGGGTTAACCTACAGTCCCATTTACGGTACAAGAGTGCAGGATGATAAAATTTCTCTACAAGTACCAGATGCAACAGAAATTATTGGTATTTTTGAATCTAACGATACAAATGAACCAGATCTACCTAAATTACAAATAAAAAATTTAAATACCAATATTTTAAATACAGTAACTGGTGAAATTATATATGGATCCTCTAGTAATGCTAGGGCAATGTTGGTTTTAAATAATGGTAGTAATCGCGTTGACTTTGTTTATGTTAATGAAAATACTTTTATAAAAGATGAAAGAGTAACATTTTTAGAATCAAACTTAACTGCAAACGTTGACTATGCAATAGAAGGAGATAGAAATATTGCAAATGATTTTGAATTTAATTCTGGTCAAGAAAAAGACATCATAAATTATTCTTATATTGAAAGAAAATCTTCGGCAACTTCTCCATCTAAGAAATTAAAAATAGTATATAATTATTATTATATTAATCCCTCTGATGAAGGTGATTTAGTCGTAGCAAATTCGTATGATAGTAATAGGTTTACAAATGATACGATAGTTTTTGATGGGAATAATACCACAGATTTGATTGATTTACGTCCAAGAGTTATCCCATACAATCCAATTACGGCTACTTTTTCTCCTTTTGAGTGGAGTGCTAGAACTTTTTCTAATCCCACAAACTCTTCTTCATATATTTTAGCTAAAAATAAAAATTTAAATTTATCTTATAAGTATTATCTAGGTAGAATTGATAGGCTTTATATAGATAGAACGGGACAATTTGTATTAACAAAAGGAGTCCCTTCTGTAACACCAGTAACTCCAGATCCAGTTGATGGAAGTATGGAAGTTGCTACAATAACTCTACCTCCATATGTTTATAATATTGAACAAATTAAAATTAAGTTAGTAAGTCACAAGAGATATAGAATGAAAGATATATCTCTATTGGAAGATAGATTAAAAAATGTAGAATATTATAGTTCATTAAGTCTTTTGGAAAGTGAAACAAGAAACTTAGTCATAAGAGATGCTACTACAGGACTAGATAGATTTAAATCTGGATTTTTGGTAGATAATTTTAAATCTAATCTTTCCGGATCTTTAGGAGACCCTCTTCATAGATGTAGTATAGATACTACTGAAGGTGTGGTGAGACCTCAACATTATACAAGTTCTATAGATTTATTACTTGGATCTGAAGCAGTTGTGGGGACCGCAAATACTTCTAATCCAAATGCAGATTTGAGATTTGTTAGTGATTTAGGATCACCAAATTCAGTTAAAGTGGGAGACGTTGTTTGTTTAAAATATACCGACGTTGTTTGGTTGCAAAATAGGTTTGCTACCAAATCTGAAAATGTAAATCCGTTTAATGTAGTTAACTGGATTGGTGTAATTGAACTAAATCCTGCAACAGATACTTGGATTGAAACAAGAAGAAGTAGAAGAGATATAGATTTGGAAGGTAGTTATAGCAGCGCAGTTCAACAACTTGGAGTAGATACAAATACAGGTCTTTCTCCGACCGATTGGGCATCTTGGGAAACTAGTTGGACGGGTACAACTACAACAAATACTGCATTTATAGGTAGAATTCAAACCGGAACTGACACTAGATCCAGTACTACTACCACAGGATCTTTTCAACATGGAAGAGGTATTCCAATTACTACTGCAACAACACTAAGAGATAATTTTATCAATTTTAATAATGTAACCACTTTAACTACTTCAAATCAAAGTAGACAGGGAATTCAATATAGGGTTGGTCAACGAATTGATACCACCAATCTTGGAGATAGAGTAGTATCAACAGATATTATTCATAGAATGCGTTCTAGAAATATAGAATTTATTGGTAGAAGATTAAAACCAAGAACTAGATTATATGCATTCTTTGATAATGTAGCGATAACAAATTACATAACTCCAAAATTAGTAGAAATACAAATGCAAAGTGGAACTTTTTCTCTAGGAGAAACAGTTTCAGGAACTTTAGGTACTGTTTCTATAAGATTTAGATTAGCTAAGTTGAATCATAAGTATGGACCATATAATAACCCAACACAAATATTCGTAACAAATCCATATAACATTAGTGAAACCATTCCAACTTCGTATTCCAGCACTTCTTCTTTACTTAATGTAGATACTGCAAGTTTAGAATTGCAAGCTGCATCTGGATTTTATGGTTATATTGTAAATGGAATGCAACTTCGCGGTGAAACAAGTGGCGCTATTGCTAGAGTTAGTAATTTAAGACTTGTTAGTGATGAGGCTGGAACTCTTATTGGATCTTTCTATATTCCTGATTCAACTCTACCATCTACGCCTTCCTTTGAAACAGGCACAAAAACTTTTGTACTAACTACAAGCGAACAGAATAGAACCGTTGGTGGTACAAGTGAAAGTACTGGAGAAGCAACTTATACAGCAGCAGGAACTATTAATAATGTTGAAGAATCTACTCTTAGAATTAGAAATGCAACCATTGAAAGAGTACCAAGAACTGAATCCAGAACTACGAGGGAAAGTGAAACTAATACAGTTGCATCTACTTCATTTACAGATAGGACAGTAAGACAAACTAGATGGGTTGATCCATTAGCTCAATCATTTGAAGTTACTGATAGACCTGGTATTTTTATTTCAAAAGTGGACATATTTTTCAGAACTAAAGATCAGAGAAACTTACCTGTCACAATACAAGTCAGAACGATGCAGACTGGTTTGCCTACGCAAGAAATTCTTCCTTTTGGGGAAGTAATACTTGATCCAGCTCAGGTAAATATTTCTGCTGATGGTTTGACTCCAACCACATTTACGTTCCCATCTCCAGTTTATTGTGAAGGTGGTCAAGCATATTGTGTTGTTTTACTTTCAGCTTCAGATGAATATACTGTTTGGATTTCCCGAATGGGCGAACAGGATATTACAACTATTAATAGAGTTGAGTCTGAGAGAGTTGTAGTTTCTCAACAACCATTGTTGGGATCTCTATTTAAATCTCAAAATGGAGCTACTTGGGATCCAAGTCAACTTGAAGATCTTAAGTTAACAATCTATAGAAGTGAGTTTTATAGAGGAACTTCAACAATAAGATTCTATAATCCAGAGTTAAACATTGGAAATAGACAAATTGCAACTTTAAGACCAAATCCACTTGACACTATTTCCAGATCTATAGTAGTTGGTATTGCAAGAAGTCTTACTTCTGCAGAACAAACTGCTTTGGTTCCAGGAATAACAATTTTACAAAATAATAATACAAAATTCACATCTAAAATTAAAAATCTTAGTGGAGCCATTGGGATAGGAAGTACATTAGCAATTACAAATGTTGGAACAGCGTTTACTTCATCTTCTAGAACTTATTCAAATGTAGATGTTGTGGCTTTAAGTGGAGATGGTGTTGGAGCAAAAGTAAATCTAACAATTAATGGTGGAGTTGCTGTAGCTGCTACAGTTTCTATTGGAGGAACTGGATATTCTTATGGAGATGCTTTAACAATTGATTTTTCTGATACTGATAATAGAGGTAAGAATTTAATTCTTACAATTCCTAACAATATTGGTATAATATCTGCATTCAACTCTTTAGTATTAGATCGTGTTCAAGGTAATATAAATGAAAATTCCACAGATTCATTATATTATGTTGGAAGTGCTGGTACAACTAATTTATCTGGAGCTACAGTAAGATATTCAAATGTGAAATCTGACGGGCTTCACTTCAGGGTTTCTCATAATAATCATGGTATGTATTCTGATAATGATTATGTAACATTAAGCGGAATTGAACCCGATGTAAGACCTGTTACATTGACTTCTACAATCTCACCATCTTCAACTGACGCAATTGTAGTAAGTTCCGTTGGAATACTTACAACTTTTGAAAATATTGTTGTAAGTAATTTAAATCCTGGATATATTTTAGTAGAAGATGAAATCATCAGATATACTGGAGTTGTTACATCAACAAGTTCGCTTATTGGAATTCAGAGAAATGTTGGAGGAACTATTTCTGGATCTTATTCCAGTGGAAATCTAGTTTACAAATATGAACTATCTGGAGTTTCATTGAACAGAATAAATAAAACTCATAATTTAGCTGATGCAGATCAATCTAAATATCCAAATGATCTTGATTACTATTATATTAAGATAAACAATGGCGGAATAGCTGGTGTAGCAATTACTGATAGATCTTCTTCAAATCCAAATTCTTTCCCAGAATTGTATTTCGCTTCTAGTAGGTCTTGTGGTTCCTACGATACTGTTCCTTTAATTAATTCTAGAAGAAGTCCAAAAGCTACCCAAAATATTCCATTTAATGCAATTAGGCCAAATATTCAATTGATGTTACCATCAGGAACTTCAATTTCTGCTAGAGCAAGAACATTCTCTGGATCTACTCCAGATTCCTCCTTAACTTCTTTCTTAGATCAAGGATTTGAAACTGTAGCTATAAATGAAACAAATTATTTTGATTCTCCAAGAATTATTGCTTCAAAAGTGAATGAAACTGCATACCTATCCAATTTCCCTGGTTCAAAATCATTTACTTTAGAAATTGATATGATAACCAATAATTCTTTGGTTTCGCCAGTTATAGATTTGGATAGAGTTAATTTGATTACTACGGGAAACAGAATTAATTCTAAAGTTACAAACTATGCATCAGATTTCAGGGTAAATACATCATCCTCTGATCCAACAGCAGCAATTTATTCAAGTAAGATAGTTACTCTAGAACGATCTTCGGACAATCTCAAAGTACTATTTGATGCATATAGACATTCAACAAACGATATAAGAGTATTGTATAGACTGTTTAGGTCTGATCAAAATTCAAGTCCTTTATGGGAATTATTCCCAGGTTATACTAATCTAGATGTTAATAATAATGTAATCAATTCTTCACTTAATAATGGTTTGTCGGATACTAATGTTTTATCATCAAATGCTCTTGGAGATTTTGGATCTTATGAATATAATGTTAAAAATTTACCACAGTTCCAAGGATTCCAAATTAAAATATTGATGACAGGAAGTAATTCATCATATGTACCATTGATAAGAGACTTTAGAGCCATAGCAACAATATAAAATGAATTTGATACCAATAGAAAATAACCATTCTCTTTACAGAGATATTGAATCAGGAGCAGTTTTGAACTGTTCCTCATCTGATTATGAGTCATATTTGCAACATAAAAAATTATTACTTGAAAAACAAGATGAAATTCAGTCATTAAAAAATGAAGTAAGTGAAATAAAAGATATGATGAGACTCATTCTTTCTAAACTAGACTCCAACTCATAAATACTTAGAAAACGGGTTCCTATAATGGCGGCAAGGAATGTAAACTTAGTTCTTGAACAAGGGGTTGATTTTCAAGCCACCTTTACGATCAGGAACACAAATAATGCACCATTAAATTTGACTGGGTATACGGGCATTTCTTCAATTAGAAAACACCCAACTTCTTCCACTGCATATCCATTACTATTGACTTTTCCTGATAGAATAAATGGAAAAATTACCGTTTCCATGGGATATACTGCAACTGATGCAATTGAAGGGGGTCGTTATGTCTATGATGTTATTTTAATTTCTCCAAATTCTTATAAAACAAGAGCTGTTCAAGGAAATGTTCTAGTAACACCAGGGGTATCATAATGACAGATTACTTAGTAACTTTAAACGAACCTGGACCATTTAGAATTGGTGTAGACTATGAAATTCCTACAAAATCCATTCAGTATGGAAATTTAATATTAGACAATATAAACTCTCAATTTACTGGAGTTGCTCATACATTTGGGTTGAATTATAGTTCAAATTATTACGTACCTATCAATGATCAACAATTGATTGTGGTAAAAAATAATCTTGTAATGGAGCCTATTGAAGATTATACCGTTTCTACAAATAATATAATTTTTACTATAGCTCCAAATCCTGGAGACGATGTTTTTATCATAGCTCTTGCGACAACTGCAGATTTAACAAGAACCATTAATTATGTAATTGATAGTGGTTCTATTTCTATGATTGCTGGAAATAAAGGTTCTTTAACTCTAGATGTGAGTGGGATTATTGAATCTTTAGTGATTTTATCAGATCAAGAGGGTGATCTTACTTTAGACATAAAAAAATCAAATTATAGCACATTTCCAACTTTTCATTCAATAGTTGGTCCAGCTTATCCACAGATGACAAATTCTAGAAAAGTTCGTGATGATAATTTAATAGGTTGGCATACTGCAGTAGTTGCTGGAGATATTTTAACTTTTGATGTGATTGCTGTAAATAACATCAATCGTTTCTTAGTTTCTTTAAAATTAAAATTATAAATAAAGATAGTTATTAAAAAATCATAACCTGTAGGGGAGTTGTTTAAATGGCACTATTAGTTCCAAATATTGGAGAACTTGAGTCACTCAGATACTTGGTTGCAAACAACAACCACACTGCAAGTCTTGCTGACCAGTCTCCCAGAAACCTAGTTTTAAAACTTTTTACAAGTAACACGACTCCAGTAGAGTCAGATGTTCCTTCTGAAACTGCATATTATGAACCATATGGTATTGGTAATACTAATGCCTATGGATTTGCTCCATATACAGGTTATCCATATTGTGTAAATAATAGAAATGATCAAAGTTACACATCACAAACTGGAATTCTTCTTAATGGATCGCGTTGGAGAATTAATCAAGTAGGTTCTGGTACAACCGCTACATATCCAGAACAAACCTTTACATTTACTGGAGATGCTGGTGATATCTACGGTTATCATGTGACTCGCGCAAATAATATGCCTATCGCTGTCCAAGGTAAAGTTCACTATGCGTCAGTTGGTATCGGAACTACAGTTACCAAGGGAAGTGCGGTTGATCCATGCATTGGAGTCGTTGGTAACTCCTATATTACTATTGACCCAGATATCACTGTAGATGATCTCACTTTAGGAATGCTTGTTAAGGGAAATGCTGGAGTCCAAACAGGAACTAAAGTTATTGGAGTTGATAGGGCATTAAAAGTGGTTTATTTAGATAAACCTCTTATTGACAACATTCAGGTTGCAACTGATCCAAGTGTAGAGTTTAGTTTTGGAAAAATTACAGCAGCTGGTCACCAACTAGTTGCTGGGGATATCCTATATATTGCAGCTGGAGCTGGAAATACAACTCATTCATCTAATGTATATACAGTATTCTCTGTTCCAAATGCAAATGAATTCTTTACAACTCCTTCTATCAATCCAACATTAAATACGGTTGTTGGTTTAAATACCGCAACTCTTTATAGTTCTATAATGTATGCTGAAAGATTTACAAATGGTCCTTACGCAATTCAAAATAACGGAGACCAAATCAAGATTACCCTAAACGTTGCTCTTGATTGATACTTGAATAAAAAAATTTAATAATTTAATTGTGAATGGGAGGATTGCTATTTTATGGCGGTCCTCTTTTTTGCGAATACCTACAAGTGTCGGTAGAAATTACAAATGAGTATCTATGTATATAATTCTATAATAAGTACTAACACTTACGAAACAGGAGATTTTGGCAGTATCACATCTCCTGTTGAAAGAAGTATAGATTATGCTGCAGATTTATCCCTACAACCACAATCTGTAGTAGATTATACCACTAATTTTTATTTGACTCGACCTTTACCGGGATCAGCAACAGAATTTTCATCTACAGATGTGACTTTTGATTCTGCACCTCATTTTGATAGTACATCAATAAATTTTTCATCTCTTACTGATAGTCCAACATTATATGATTCTTCTACTCCTTATGAAACTGTAGATGAAGTTTATACTTTTGATTCTACTGTATACGAAGACTTTGGATATCTTTATGTTAATTCAACATTGACTCCGATGGGAGCACTTGAAATAAAATTAACAAGTGCTGCTGTAAGTCAACTTCATCACTTTACAGGATCTGGAACATTATTTACTGTTGGAGTTCTAGACGAGAATGTTACTTTTGCCTGGGTTGGAAATGGTACTGTATTTGAAATAGGTAGTGGATTAGAAAGAACAGTACGACCGTATGTTGCTTCTGGTACTCTCCGAATGGATGCCAGTGTTGCGGCCACAGCACTGGAAAGAGTATCATGGGCATATAATACAAGTTCAATTTATAATCCACAATTAGATTGGGGAAGTATAACCGAAGCTGGCTTGAGTGGGATCGATGATTTCGGGTCGATAACTGAACCACCAACTATCAGAGGACCATATCCCTCTCTCGACGATTTCGGACTAATAATCAATAATCCAACTTCGTATCCACAAATTCCATTTGGAACGGTTAGATTTGTAAATTATAACGCAGATAATACTTATGATACCTGCGACAGTAATGGTATTTCTTGCGATAATCAAAGTTCTGCAACTATAAGTTTTACTGCACAAACTCCAGAAGATACAGCTCTCTATACGTTCTTAGGAGTTGGTTTAGAGTCACATACAGAGTCTTATGTTGGCATAGGTGCATTAACGCTTTCTGGAACTGCTCTAGAATCCTTCTCTGCACAAACTCCAGAAGATACAGCTCTCTACACATTCTTAGGAACTGCTCTAGAATCCTTCTCTGCACAAACTCCAGAAGATACAGCTCTCTACACATTCTTAGGAACTGCTCTAGAATCCTTCTCTGCACAAACTCCAGAAGATACGGTTCTTTATAGTTTCTCTGGAGAATTATTACATCCAAATATTGATTATACTCCACACTATGGTATTGAAAAAAATATTGGTGTTGGAACTACAGGAATCAAGTTATTTGGAGAATTATTACATCCAAATATTGATTATACTCCACACTATGGTATTGAGAAAAATATTGGTGTTGGAACAACAGGTATTAAACTCAATGGTGTCCTCACCGAAAGATTTACTTTCTCTTATAATGCAGATCCAGAATCATGTTATGATCCTGGCGAAGACGCAACTGATTTTGGATTTGTAAGTGAAACACCTTCTGATTTCATTGATTCTGGTTTAATATCCGAAGAAGAAACCGGCAATATTCCAGATGATGCTGGATTCATAATTGAACCTCTAGTTGTTACTTGTCCATTTGGATCAATATTTGTCTTAGGAACTGCTCTAGAATCCTTCTCTGCACAAACTCCAGAAGATACGGTTCTTTATAGTTTCTCTGGAGAATTATTACATCCAAATATTGATTATACTCCACACTATGGTATTGAGAAAAATATTGGTGTTGGAACTACAGGAATCAACTTATCTGGATATGCTGTAGAGAAAAATACAGAGTCTTATGTTGGCATAGGTACATTAACGCTTTCTGGAACTGCTCTAGAATCCTTCTCTGCACAAACTCCTGAAGATACTATTCTCTATAGTTTCTCTGGAACTGCTCTAGAATCCTTCTCTGCACAAACTCCAGAAGATACAGCTCTCTACACATTCTTAGGAACTGCTGTAGAAAGAAATACAGAGTCTTATGTTGGCATAGGTACATTAACGCTTTCTGGAACTGCTCTAGAATCCTTCTCTGCACAAACTCCTGAAGATACTATTCTCTATAGTTTCTCTGGAACTGCTCTAGAATCCTTCTCTGCACAAACTCCAGAAGATACAGCTCTCTACACATTCTTAGGAACTGCTGTAGAAAGAAATACAGAGTCTTATGCTGGTATAGGTACTTTTGGCCCTGTTCCTGGAGTAGGATTTGCTCCGGATGGAGATGGTAATCTTCGTGACGCTAAAACATATTGCAATAGATATGGATTCCTTATTGGCGACTTTAATCTTGGCTCTGGTATTGGAACAATAAGACTGTTAGGATCAGGCAAAGGAAGATTGGTTCCAGTTATATTTGGTCAAGGATCTATATTTATATCTGGTACTGGAAATGAATCCTTCAGCAGATGTAATTATGATGGTTCTGGAGAAATAATAACACTTTCCGGAATTGCATCTACAAGAGAAATTGCAGTATATGGTTATTATGGAGATGATAATAATCCAGGAACTTCAGGAACAATTTTCGTATCGCAACAAACTTCGCCAATTATTGAAAAAATAACTTTTGCTTACAGTGGATCTGGACAACTATCTGTTAACGGAAGTTTCGATATATTGAGAACTAAGTCTTTCCGTGGACTTGGAACGGTTCAATTCTACGGAACGGCTCTAGAATCCTTCTCTGCACAAACTCCTGAAGATATTCAACTCTTTAGTATTTCTGGATTTAGTCTTGAAGTATATTCTGCACAAACTCCAGAAACTGAAGTTCTTTACATCATCAATGGATTCATTGAAGAATCAATTACAAATAGTTATGAAGGATTAGGATCTGTAAGTCTTACTGGAGATTCGACTGTATTCTATGTTCCTAACTATCCAGCAAGAGGAACCTTTAGATTTACAAGGCACAATGTAGATAATGATTACGATACTTGTGATAATGAAGATATTGTATGTGATAATCAAGACTCTGCACATGTAAGTTTTACAGCCAATCCTCCAGAAAATACTGTTCTGTTAGATCTTGATGGAAGTGCAGTTACTTCTGAAATTTCCGTATATACTGATATTGGAGTTGGACTTTATACTTTATCGGGAACATACAACGATATTAAACTTACTTATTCCGAAATTGGAATTGGAACAGTATTCATTTCAGAAATTTCTTCCGAAAGAGAAACAAATACTTACATTGGAAATGGAAATCTATTTACTTTATCTGGTTCTGGAGAGTCCATTGGTGTCATTCCACCAGAAAATACACTTCTCATTCAAATTTCTGGATCTGCAACTACTTCCATAGAACTTGAATATTCAATTGTTGGTATAGGACTATTTACTGTAAGTGGATCTGCAATTACTTCAGAAATTGCTACATATACTCAAATAGGTTCTGGAACCATAACACTTTCTGGTGAACTTCTCCATCCAGATGTTGACTATATCCCATCACTAGGTGGTTCTGGTCTAATTAATGTTCTTGGATCCGCCGATGATTCAATTACAAAAATATATGATATTGCATCTGGAAGTCTGTTTGGATTCTCTTCTGGATTAGAATCCTTCACAAAATCCACTTATGTTGGGCTTGGTACAATTTATATTCTAGAACTTTCTGGATTAGCTATTAATAATCCATTCCAAATCCCAAGAACATATGTAGTGATCATTTAATTCTGATAAATACATCAGAAGAAATAGTAATTTGAGTCGTATAGTACTATGACCAAGCAGGTACAACTTAGAAGGGGAACATCTTCAGAACATACAGTATTTACGGGAGCGGTTGGAGAAGTAACTGTAGATACTACTCTAGACGTTCTGGTTGTTCATGATGGAGTTAAACTTGGGGGTCATTATTTAGTAGGAACTGGATTTGGTGCTACAGTATCCCAAGGATTAGTAAACAAATCTTTTATTGGAATAGGAACTACAACAACAGGTTCTTTAGCATTAATAGCTATAGGAGACGTTGCAATAGCAGGTAATCTAAACTTAAGGAGTTTAGCGGTTGCTTACGAACCTCCTATTGTAAGACAGGGTGAGTTAACTGATAGTAACATTGGTGATCCAAATGAACTTTTGTTCATCACTGGAATTTCTACTGATAATATTAGGGTAGGTCAAATTGTACAAAACCCTAATCATATAGATCTTGATTGTGTAGTTGATGCGGTTGGAATATCAAGTATTCAATTATCAATAATTCATTTTGGTGTTAACGGCTCAATTTCAACAAGTTTTACGTTTATAAATCCAGAATCTGGAAAAACTTCTCTTTATGATCTAGAAGTTAGTAATCATACAATCATAGCTGAAGCGGGAATTACTTCTGCATATATTGATAATTTGTTTATAAGCTCCGGTATTGTAACTACAACCGGAATTACTAGTGCATATATTAATGATGCTTATGTTAATGTTGGCATTGTTACCAATTTATTCGTTAGTACACAATACGTTGATCTTGCTAATATTAATGGTGGTATTGCCACTAGTTTTAATATTACTAATGCTTATGTAGCTTCTGGGATTATAACTAATCTCTACACTACAACTTTATCAGCTAATACTGGTTATATTAATTCTGGTATCATAACAACTGCAGGAATCACAAGCGCTAGAGTAGATAATTTCTTTGCAACTTCTGGTATTGTAACTACTGCAGGAATTTCTGTAGGATATATTGATAATTTATATCTCGCTAGCGGTATTGTAACCACTGTAGGAATCACAAGCGCTAGAGTAGATAATTTCTTTGCAACTTCTGGTATCGTAACCACTGCAGGAATAACAAGCGCTAGAGTAGATAACTTCTTTGCATTATCAGGTATTGTAACAACTTTAAATGTACAAACATCTAATTTAAGTGATGCGAATATTAATTCAGGTATCATAACAACTGCAGGAATCACAAGCGCTAGAGTAGATAATTTCTTTGCAACTTCTGGTATCGTAACCACTGCAGGAATTTCTAGTGCAAGAGTAGATAACTTATTTGCAACTTCTGGTATCGTAACAAGCTTAGTAGTTACCCAAGAAAATGTTGATTTATTATCGATTAATAATTTATTCTTTGCACAATCAGGAATTGTAACCACTGCAGGAATCACAAGCGCTAGAGTAGATAATTTCTTTGCAACTTCTGGTATCGTAACCACTGCAGGAATAACAAGCGCTAGAGTAGATAATTTCTTTGCAACTTCTGGTATTGTAACCACTGCAGGAATTTCTAGTGCAAGAGTAGATGATTTCTTTGCAACTTCTGGTATTGTAACAACTGCGGGGATTTCTGTCGGATATATCGATAATTTATATCTCGCCAGCGGTATCGTAACAACTGCTGCTATAAACACTTTATCTGTTACAAGCGGTATTGTTACAAATTTAAGTGTGAGTAACGCAACTGTTATTTCTGCTATTGCATCAACTGTAGGAATCACAAGCGCTAGAGTAGATAATTTCTTTGCAACTTCTGGTATCGTAACCACTGCAGGAATTTCTAGTGCAAGAGTAGATGATTTCTTTGCAACTTCTGGTATTGTAACTACTGCAGGAATTTCTAGTGCAAGAGTAGATAACTTATATGTTGCGAGCGGTATTGTAACAACTGTAGGAATCACAACTGCAGGAATTTCTAGTGCAAGAGTAGATGATTTCTTTGCTACAAGTGGTATCGTAACTACTGCAGGGATTTCTTTCGGATATATTGATAACTTATATGTTACGAGCGGTATTGTAACCACTGCAGGAATTTCTAGTGCAAGAGTAGATGATTTCTTTGCTACAAGTGGTATCGTAACTACTGCAGGAATTTCTAGTGCAAGATTAGATGTTGCATATATTTCTTCTGGTATTGCTACCGATTTAAATATAGAAACGTCTAATACTAATCTTTCTAGAGTTAATAGTGGATTCGCAACATACTTTGATGTAACTGGAGTGGGAACTGTTCAGACATTGAACAGTCAAGTTGGAGTTATTACTTATCTAACTGTATCAGAAATAAATGTTAATGGTTTTGTTACTTTTGGAAATATATCAATCGGAGCTGCAGGTACAGATTTTGTTGTTGATGGTGATGCAAGAATTACAGGTATTCTTTCGGTTGGTACAGGAACTGTAACTATTGTTGGGCCAGATTCTTCAATTATTGGTCTACAGAGTTTAAGATCTTCTGCTGGATTTGTTACAAGTCTTTCTGGAACTAATATTAATTATTCTGGAGTTTCTACATTTAATAATGTAGGTGTAAGTACATTATCCTTAGTCGGTTTTAATACTTTAGGCAATCAAGATAAAACTGTAAAGATTCAGCTTTCTAATTCTGGTATTTCTTCAAATTATACATTAACTTTACCTCCTAGAATAGGTAGTGCTGGACAACTTTTAGGTTTACTCCCAGACGGCACATTGGGATTTACAACCAATGGTGCTGGATTATTTGAAAGTAGATATTATGTTTCTGCTGCAAATGGTAATGATGCTTTTGATGGTAAAGCTCTTCCAGTCAAAACAATTAGGAGGGCAGCTCAGTTAGCTTCGTTTGATAGTTTCCAAATTCCTGGTCAAAGATTTCTGGATGCTGGGGATTTATTAGAGGCAAATAACAACTTCATTAAGGAAGAAGCGATTGCCTATGTTAAGTTTAATTTTGAAAATATTGGAATTGCTACAATATTCCCAGATTTTAACGAAAATACTTGGAAAGCTGGAATCGGTTCGGTTGTAGAGGCTCTTACGTATGATATTAGATTTGGCGGAAACTCTAAGTCTAGGAATATTGGATCTGTACTTAAGGATTCTGGAACATATACTGGAGAAGAAGTTCCACTTATTTTTGCGATAGATTATGTTAAATTTATTGGACAATATGTAATTAATAATCAGTCACCACCTACACTATATCAGACTAGTGTAAATCAAACATTTGATTTTACCATTAAACCGGATCCAGAAAATTCAAATGCTAATTATTTCCATACATCTAAAGATGCTAGAAATCTTATTGTAGGAAATAGACAGGAGATCATTGATAAATCTCTTGCTTCTGTTGCAGTCGGAGTGGGATCAACATTCTTCTTCCCTGGAGATGCTGAAACTACTACAAGATCAAGATATTATTATGCTCATAAATTAATTGAAATCAACAAACAAGAAATTGTTGATAAATCAATAGCTTCTCTTGCTGTTG